AAATTTGCAGACGAAGTGATTGAAGAAGTTGTTTCGTTTCCTAATGGTGACAACGATGATTATTGTGATAGTATGACACTAGCACTTATGCGTTTCCGTCGAGGTGGATTTATCTCTCTTCACGGAGAAGACACACAAGACGATGAATGGAGGCCCCGTAAACGGGAGTATTATTAATGGCAACACCACCTAACATGGTCGCATCAGGTCTTGACCTCGACGACACAGCGGGACTTCCCGAACTAGAAGTATCAGTAGACGCACCGATGGAGTTTCCAGGCGGTGCCGAAGTTATAGAAGATGGGATGGGCGGCGCAACCGTACAGCCTATAGACTTCAATAGTTTAGAAGGACTAAGCCAAGAAGATCTTATTCCGTTTGACGCGAACCTCTCTGAGTTCCTAGAGGACGGGGTCTTGGGAGAACTGTCCTCTGATCTGCGCAGCATGTACGAAGATGATTTATCCTCCCGCTCTGAGTGGGAAGATGCATACGTCAACGGCCTAGATCTGTTAGGGATTAAGACGGAAGATCGCTCTACTCCATTTGAAGGGGCTTCTGGCATTACGCATCCTATGATTAGTGAAAGCGTAACCCAGTTCCAAGCACAGGCATACAAAGAACTCTTGCCATCGGGCGGACCAGTACGCACCGCGGTCCTGGGACTTAAAGACCGCGCACGAGAAGAGCAGGCTAGACGTGTAAAAGATTTCATGAACTACCAGATCACGGAGATCATGGAAGAGTACGATCCAGATATGGATCAGATGCTGTTTTATTTGCCGCTATCAGGTTCAACATTTAAGAAAGTGTACTTCGATCCAACGAAACAACGCGCTATAGCTAAGTTTATTCCTGCACAAGACCTTGTTGTTTCATACGCTGCTTCTGATTTAGCAACAGCTAGCCGTGTGACCCACGTTTTACGCATGGATCTCAACGATGTTATCAAAATGCAGTACGCAGGGATGTATCGTGACGTTGATTTGTCTGCATCTGAGGATGTTGAAGAGGATCAAGTACGCCAGAAGGTAAATGAATTAGAGGGATTATCTAAGAATTATAGCGATGATGTGCTTAATATCTTGGAAATGCACGTTGATTTAGACCTTGAAGGGTTCGAGGACATGGATCCGGAGACTCAAGAGCCTACTGGAATCAAGCTCCCATACATCGTTACACTAGACGATTCGTCTGGTTCGATCCTATCTATCCGTCGTAACTACGAGATGGAAGATATCTTCAAGCGTAAGCGCCAGTATTTCGTACACTACAAGTTCATGCCTGGTCTTGGGTTCTATGGCTTCGGTCTGATCCACATGGTTGGTGGGCTTGGTAGAGCGGCAACGAGCCTCCTACGTCAGCTTATCGATGCAGGGACACTCGCTAACCTCCCTGCCGGTTTTAAAGCCCGTGGAGTGCGTGTACGCAACGCAGATGAGCCGTTACAGCCTGGAGAGTGGAGAGACATTGACGCCCCAGGAGGAAGCATTAGAGACGCTATCGTACCGCTGCCATACAAAGAACCATCAGGTACACTGGCTCAATTACTAGGTGGCTTAGTGAATGACGGACGTCGGTTCATTGCATTAGCTGATCAACAGATCTCGGACATGGGTCAGGAGACTCCTGTTGGAACTACAGTAGCTATGTTGGAACGAGGCATGAAAGTCATGTCTGCGATTCATAAACGATTGCACTACGCTCAGAAAACAGAGTTCCGTTTACTGGCGCGTATCTTCTCTGAAAACCTCCCTCCTATGTACCCCTACGAAGTAGCGGGCGCACAGGCGCAAGTTAAAGTAGAAGACTTTGATGCTCGGGTAGACGTCCTCCCAGTCTCAGACCCTAACATCTTCTCCATGTCGCAACGTGTTACACTCGCGCAAACACAGCTCCAACTGGCGCAGTCTAACCCGCAGATGCACAATCTGCACGCCGCATACAGAAGAATGTATCAAGCATTAGAGGTGCAGAATATCGACGAGATCCTACCACCGGCTCCAGAGCCTATGCCACAAGACCCTGCTACAGAGAATGCGGCTATGATTGGTGGTAAAACACCACAAGCGTTCCCTCAACAGGATCACGACGCGCATATTCAGAGCCACTTGGCTATGCTCGAGCTTGATATACTACAACAAACACCGGCAGTTCTGGCCGCAATCTTCAGCCATGTGTTCCAACACGTCAGCATGAAGGCTAGAGTTATGGTTCAAATGGAGATGCAGCAGATGCAACAAGCGCAGATGCAAGAGCTACAACAACAGATTGCTCAGATTACAAACCTAGTTCAAGCAGGAGCATTGCTTCCTGAGATGGCGCAGACACAGATTGCTCAACTGCAACAACAGATGCAACAGTCTCAAATGCCACCAGATCAAGTGGAGGCTCGAGTTTCACAGGTTGAATCAGAGTTGCTACAAGAGGTTATGCCTCTACTGACATACAAAGGTGAAGGTGGCGCAGAGCAAGATCCGCTCGTAACTATCCGTATGCAAGAGTTAGCAATCAAGGAGATGGAAGCTTCGCAGAAAGCACAGATGGAACAGGCTAAACTACAGCTAGACCAGATGAAACTTGAACAGCAAGCTACTACTGACTCCGCTAGGCTAGAACTTCAAGAGCAGATCGCTGATGATCGCAGTGAGGTAAACAGGGAACGCATTGACGTACAACGTCAGGCTATGGAAAGAAGATGACCCGCGGTCTTCTAGCGGCTATACTAATTATGATCGGCGGGGTTGTGTCCGCCGACGATACAATCAGAACTGATACTAACAGCACTATAACTTCTGACGGTTCGATGGATACCACCATCAACAGTCCGCCGCCTTCTGCAATTTCTCCACAGATTAGCGCAAGCAACTCTGACCTATGTACTGTAGGTGTTGCGGGGGCGGTGCAGACACAGATCCTAGGTATATCCGCAGGTCGAACTGTACGAGATATGAACTGTGAAAAGCTCAAGAACGCTAAGACTATGTATGATATGGGCATGAAAGTTGCTGCCGTATCCGTAATGTGTCAGGACGAAAGAGTGTTTGAAGCAATGCTCAACGCGGGGACGCCCTGTCCCAAGGATGGGTTGGTGGGCGATAAAGCTAGGCTTGCATGGGAAATGGAAGCTGTAAAGGAAGAAATACGAAGAGATCAGAACAATCCAATGAGAAAGATGTTCAATGAAAACGTTGAAACAAAAACAGGTCTTAGTGTTATTATTAGCACTTTGGCCTTCTTACTCTTCTTGTGATCCTTATAGTTATGGGGCAACAGGAAACGCCGCGTCCACAGCACTAAGCTGGGGCATGGGTTCTGTCCTGCCCGATGTTCCAGGCATAGACATAAACGGTCTTTTATACAGATATACCACGGTCAAGAACCCAGAAGATAACATGAAAGTCCACGTTGGAAATAAGAAGGCTAGCGGAGACGGCTATATCTTTCGAGAAACCGACGACTGGTCGGGAGTTCCCGGAAACACCATCGTTAAATCTTTTCCCCTTTCTAACATTCCAGCTACCCAATGGGGTGCAGGTTCGATTGACATTGAAGGGAAAGGCTCGGTCAAAGATGCTGTGGTTATATATAACTATAGGATCGACGAGTGTTTTAACGAACAGTCCAACCCTGCCTGCCCAGGATATGTGAAACCCATGCCTGTTATTCCCGTTGTAGAAGTGTATAATGCGCTCGAAGATGACGCTGTTGTAGACGCTATAGACGCCGATACAGACTTTGAGTATGATGAAGACGGGGAGTTGATACTTTCTGAGGAGGAAGAAGAAGAAGAAACCAGAATTGAAATGGGGCTGACGGCATCTGCCAATGCGTTGACCCTATTTAAAGCGCAAGGACAAGATCAGATTATTATGGCTATCAATCAACAAACTAATCTTAATATGTATTACAATGCATCTATTAACGGTGGTTCGTATGCTGATGCCCCTGGTCTTGCTGATTCAGAAATACCTGATAACAAGAAAGCCCTTCGCAATAACTTGGCACAACAGATCCTGCATGAGAAGATGGTTGATATGCAGTATAACAAATGAGGTTTAATATGAAATATTCTATAGTAATACTTTCACTATGCGCGTTTCCTGCATTAGCTGACGTCCAGATCACAGGTAGCGTAGAAGCTAAATGTGTTATCCAAACAACTAAATCAGGTTCATACGGCAACCCGATTGCTAGTAAGTTAAGCACTACTCCCGCTGACGGTGGTGTACTACCTGTAATGAGGTATGACGTTTCAATCGCGGATGCTTATATAGCTAGTATAACACACCCAACATCCTTTAGTTCGTCTCCGTCGCTTACAGATACGCTTGCGTGGACAGGTAGCACAAGCGTTACTCAAACGTCTGTTGCGGGTATGTCAGCTTACGAAGCCGCTAAGACAGTAGTTGGTAATACTACAAACTTTAACCTTACACTTGCAGGCTCCACATGGTTCAGCACTGCATCTAGTGCAACTTACGGCTCCGCTAAACCTTTACCAGGAGGTAACTACACTGCCGTGGTGCAGGCAAGCTGCATTGCTAAGTAAGTTAACCATAGCCTTTTTGGTTTGGGGAGCTTGTGCAACTTCGCATGAGATGACCCCCGCATACCCAGAAGTAAAGATGTCCCACGTCAAAAACGTGGTCAAGGTAGAGATGTCCCTTTTTAATTCTAGGGAAGAGATAAGATATTACCAGATTGATTTGTTTGATTTAAACTGGATGAACATACCTTTTTCTACAACGTATAGAATTATGAAAGTTGAGTACAAAGAGCATAAAGCTTTTGATGTCTACATACGAAAAAGAGATATGGCCGAAGCGGTGTATTTATGTACAACGTCAAAGGTAAAGAAGACTAACCAGTCAAGAACTCTTATTTCTTCTAGGATATGCTCAAGGTTAGATGGTGAACCTGCATGAGATTAGTAGCCGCTTTCTGTTTATTATCTAGTTCTGCTGTAGCAGACAGTAGCTCGCTTTCGCTTGCGTTGCCGAACCCACCAATGAACTACCAGTCGGACTCGTTTTCTACAGGAAATACGCGGTGCAGTAACGCTGTAGGTGGCGGTGTAAACTTAGAGTATGGCGTAACTGGAGTTCTTTCTGGCCTGGATACGATGGATAAAGGCAAGGACATAGGCGTGTATGCACGTATAGTCATCCCCTTAGACAAACCCAAGGCTCGTATTAACTGCGATGACCTTTATCAAATAGAGCTAGCGCAACGTAGGTTAGAGATACAAAAGCTACGCGATGAGTTAGAAGCACTGAAGAACCTACAGAACGCCGGTGGAGAGATGGAGTTTGAAAACTAATGGATACTACCAAGATAGCAGACAACATTGATGGACTTGCAGATCGTGAGTTTAAAACAGGTGGTATGAAGTTATCATTTGGTTCTATAATGGCTATACTCGCGTTCTTATCTACAGTGGTAGGTGGTTTGTACGGTGGGTTTGTTATGTACCAAAAGATCGAGGAGGTTGCAGGACTAGACCTCGGGGAATATCAACAAGCAATGGACGTCATGGATGCAAAGGTAACAGGCATATCTGAAAAGGTAGAAGAGTCTGTTGAATATTCTCGAGACATTAAAAACGGATTACGTGAAGACATATTAAGCATTGAGAAGCAAACAGATCGTGTGGAGGATATGGTTCGTAAATCTGAAGACAAGGTTCGTACTATGATAGATAATGCAGAAGTTCGCTTTGAAAATCAACGTGAACGTGTTAGGGTTTCACAAAGTGGAGCTATGAAAGAGCTTGAAGAAAAACTAATGGATAAGATGCAAAGGGCTTTAGACAACCCTCTTGCAGACTAGGAGAAGCACATGACAGAGTTTGAAAAAGCAGATGTAGACGGCAACGGATCAATAGATCAAGCCGAATGGGATCGCATGGCGTTTGAGGATAAACGCTTAAAAATGTTAGATGACGATGCTCAAAGAGATGCGCAGCGTAAGATGGCATGGTTTGCATTGTTTGGCATGTTGCTGTACCCTTTCGCAATAATTCTGTGTAACGTGGCTGATCTTGATGAAGCCATGAAGTCGCTAGCTTCTATTGCTGGTGTGTATTTTGTTTCTGTTGCGGCTATCGTTGCTGCCTTCTACGGCAAGGAAGCCTACACAAAAGGAAAGGCGAATAACGAATGATGGGATTAGGATTATTAGGTAAGGTCGCTGACTTAGCCGGAACCATGATTGAGGGCAAGACTGCTGTTAAACAGGCTGAAGCCCAGACAAAAATGAAGATTGCAACAGGAGAACTTGATTGGGACCTGGCCGCAATGAAGGCCACAGAGAATAGCTGGAAAGATGAGTGGATTACACTTTTGTTCAGTATTCCCCTTATTTTGGCGTTCTGTGGGGATTGGGGTAATCAAATAGTACAAGCAGGCTTTGCCGCATTATCGGATATGCCAGGGTGGTATCAATACAGCCTTGGGGGTATAGTGAGTGCATCTATAGGTATGCGTGGCGTAAGCAAATACTTTGGGGGTAAGAAATGAAAGAGAACTTTGATAAATGTTTAGGCATGCTTCTTGCTCACGAAGGAGGTTATGTAAACCATCCTAGCGACCCTGGAGGTATGACTAATCTCGGTGTTACCAAACGTGTGTACGATGAATGGATTGGACGAGAGTCCACTGAACAGGAAATGCGCGACTTAACGCCAGAAGATGTAGCTCCGATATACAAGAAGAACTACTGGGATCGAGTTAAAGGCGATTTGCTTCCATCGGGCTTAGACTGGTGCGCGTTTGATTGGGCCGTGAATTCCGGAAAAAGTAAGCCATCTAAGGCTATTCAGCGTGCAGTTGGTGCTACTCAAGACGGAGCCATAGGATCGCAGACAATAGGTCTTATTATGGAAAAAGATCCCGCTGAGATAATAAATTATGTTTACGACGTTCGTCAGGACTTCTATAAGAGCTTAAAGACGTTTGAAACGTTTGGGCGTGGATGGACAAGACGTAACAAAGAAACGTTACACCAAGCCTTAGAAATGATATAGGAGAGTAAAATGCCCGTACCAAAGAAATCACCAAAGCCTAAGTTACGCCCTAAGTACTTAGGGTTAGATCAAGAGTCTATTGATCAAATAGAAAACATGGACGCCGAAGATAAGATGTTTGTAACTGATGAGGAGACTGGGGTTACTAAGAGACTCCGTGGGGACACTCAAAAATTTAGCTATGGTGGCGATGTTCGTTTCAATGCTAACCGTGGGAAAACATACTAATGCCTACAATCATGATCAGCATCATGCCGGATGGTATTCCGGTAGATAAGATGGACGGGGACAACGATGGTCCTAGCTGTCCATCAGCTACTCAGGATGAGGAAATTAATGATGAGAACCGTATGTCCGCAGAGGAACAAGCGTCTTATCGTGACCCATCTTCCGATGGTGGCTTTAAATTAACAGAAGTTTGCGGCAATTGTGGCGCATACAATCAGACAGAAGACATGCTAGATTGCATTGGAGACGACTCTGGTGATCTAGGATACTGTCAAATATATAAGTTTATGTGTCAAACAAGCAGCACCTGTGACGATTGGGTAAAGGGCGGACCGATAAAATCGGTTGCACAGAGCTCAGAAAGAGATATTCTTTAATGGATGTTGTTGATTTTGCAAAACATATGTATAAGGTACTACAAGAGCGCGAACAAGATATTGCAAGTGCTCTTGCTGGTGATGCTTGCAAAGACTGGGAGCATTACAAACTCATGGTAGGAGAGGTACGGGGCCTGACCTACGCTCGTGAGGAATTTAAATCCCTGCTGGAAAGAACCGTAGACGATGACGAAGACTTTATTAGTACCTGACCACGTCGCGCAGAAAATGAACAAGGAACGGGAGGAGGCTAAAGCCGACTCATCCGCTGTGAATAGCGCATACGTTGACGCAACCGAGAAGGTATTAGACCCTTCTCTATTAGATAAACCCCTTTTGGAAAGATTACCGCAGCCTACGGGATGGCGTGTATTAGTGATGCCTTATCAAGGTGCCGTTAAAACACAAGGTGGTCTGCATATTCCGGACGAAATTAGAGCTCGTGAGGCCGTAGCAACGGTTGTTGCGTATGTTCTAAAGATCGGTCCGTTAGCATACAAAGACCCAAATAAATTTGGCAAAGGCTCAGATGCCTGGTGCAAAGAAGGTCAATGGGTATGTATCGGACGATACTCTGGATCACGATTTAAGATTGACGGTGGAGAAGTTCGCATCATTAATGATGACGAAGTGATCGCTACAATTCTTGAACCTGATGATATTAAACAAGTTTAGGGGAGCACCATGAACGAAGAAGCACAAGAAATTATTGAAGAAGAGGAAGGTGTCGAGATTGAACTTGATACTGAATCTTCTGAGGAACCCGAAGTAGAGGCGAAAGTCGAAACTTCGAAAGAAGAACCTGCGGAGGAACCCGCTGATGAACTTGAAAGCTATAGCAACAACGTTCAGAAACGGATCAAGAAACTTACCGAGAAGTATCGGAAAGAAGAAAGAGATCGTGAAGAAGCGGTTCGCATGGCTCAACAATTATTGAGTGAAAACAATAAGTTAAAGTCTCAAGTTAAGAACTTAGACAAAGGCTATGTTAGCTCAGAAGAGTCACGCTTAGAAGCGCACACTGAATCTGTTAAGCGTCAATACAGAGAAGCATATGAGTCAGGAGACTCGGATGCTATGTTTGCCGCGCAAGAACAATTGTCCAAAGTGGCTGTTCAACAGGATCGTGTCCGCGTAGCTAAACAACGACTGGAGCGAGAGGTTGAAGAACCAGAACAGACAACTGCTCCTGTTACACCAACAGCCCCACCTGCGGCTAAACCAGATGCTCGAGCCGAAGATTGGGCGAGTAAAAATGAATGGTTTGGTTCAGATGAGGTTATGACTTATGCCGCGTTTGGTTTACATAAACGACTTGTAGAGGAAGAAGGGTTTGACCCGGCGACCGAAGAGTACTACAATGAAGTAGACAAGCGTATTCGGGTAGAATTTCCACAGAAGTTTCCGAAGGCGAAGAAATCGGGCGGAGCACAGGTCGCACCTGCTGGCGCTTCAGCTACCCGCAGTACAACAAAACAGGGGCGTAGGTCGGTGAAACTCTCACCCTCCCAAATTGCGATGGCGAAGCGACTAAACGTTCCGCTTGAAGAATATGCAAAGTTTGTGAAGGAGTAAGACAAATGACTGACAGAAAATCACGCGAAAGCGTAACACGCGAAAAAGAAACGCGCCGTAAACCATGGGCACCGCCCAGTCGCCTTGCTGCACCAGAAGCCCCTGCGGGTTTTGTGCATCGTTGGATTCGAACCGCAATGCGCGGTGAAGACGATAAGATGAACGTCAACACCAAACTACGCGAAGGATGGGAACCTGTTCGTAAGGACGAGTATCCAGACTATGAAGCTCCCACTATTGACGAAGGTCGATTTGAGGGCATCATCGGACAAGGTGGATTGATGCTGTGCCGAATACCTGTAGAAACCGCCCAAGAACGATCCGAGTATTACGGGAACCGGACCCGCGAACAAATGGTAGCAGTTGATCAGGATTTAATGAAGGACCAACATCCTTCGATGCCGATAACTAATAATCGGCAGAGTCGTGTATCCTTCGGAGGCTCACGAAGAGACTCCGAGTAACTTTTATTGAGGTGCTATTATGGCAAATTCTAACGGATCCTTTGGGCTACGACCCATTGGGAAAATTGGCCAACAAGCCAATTCTACCGGGGCAACGGAATATCGCATAGCTCCAGGTAACACAAACAAACTATACCAAGGTCAGCCGGTAATACCGACTGCGGCTGGTGTAATTGACGATCTACAAGCTGCGGCTGGTGGTACTGTCTCTATTGTAGGTGTGTTCTGGGGATGTGAATACGTTTCTTCTACAACTGGTGCAACTATTTGGTCTAATACATGGCCAGGTGCGGGCGCTGATACCAACTACCCTGTTAAGGCTTTCGTCTATGACGATCCTATGCAGACGTTTACAATCGCTACATCTAATGTAGTGGCTGCGGCAAACACTGAAGCGGAAATTCGCGCAGCAGTATTTGCTAACATCGCGTTTGCAGGTGGTAATAGTGGTAGTGATACTACTGGTATCTCTTCAGCAACTGCTGATCTAAACACAATCGCTGCCACTGCGTCGTTATCTATGCGTATTATGGGTGTTCAAGACGACCCTGATAACTCAGATTTCACAGTAGCTGGTATTCCATTAATTGTTCGCTTAAACAACCATTTCAATGCTCCAAACGGAAGTATTGCACAAGGTACTGTTTCTGTGACTGGCGTATAAGGGGGCTAACAGATGGCTATATCACGCGCACAACTAGCGAAAGAGCTAGAACCCGGTCTCAACGCCTTATTTGGCATGGAGTACAATCGGTACGAAAACCAACATTCAGAGATCTTCACTACTGAATCTTCAGACCGTGCGTTTGAAGAAGAAGTAATGTTGGCTGGATTTGGTGCGGCACCTACTAAGTCAGAAGGTTCTGCAATTAACTTTGACGACGCTAACGAAGCATTCACTGCTCGTTACAACCACGAAACTGTTGCACTTGCATTCTCAATCACTGAGGAAGCAATTGAGGACAACTTGTACGACCGTTTAGGCAGTCGTTACACACGCGCCCTCGCAAGATCAATGGCTCACTCTAAGCAGGTTAAAGCTGCCGCTGTATTGAACAATGCGTTCACAGGTGGTGCTTCTGCTGGCGGTGACGGTGTTGCTCTTTGTGCAACTAACCATCCGTTAACAAACGGTGGAACACTAGCTAACACTCCTGCTGTAGCTGCTGATTTGAACGAAACTTCTTTAGAAGACGCTCTAATCAACATCGCAGGTTTTGTTGACGAACGTGGTCTAAAGGTTGCTTTACGTGGAACAAAGTTAATGATCCCACGTCAATTGCAATTCGTTGCAGAACGTTTGATGGTATCTAACCTACGTGTAGGTACTGCGGACAATGACACAAACGCAATGCGTTCAATGGGAATGTTACCAGAAGGTTATGCAGTCAACGACTTCCTAACTGACCCTGATGCATTCTTCATCAAAACAGACGCGCCTCGCGGCTTTGTTCACTTTGAAAGAACTCCGCTATCCACTAACATGGAAGCAGACTTCGACACAGGTAACATGCGCTTTAAGGCTCGTGAGCGTTATAGCTTTGGATTCTCTGATCCACGTTGTGTGTTTGGTTCACCAGGCGCATAAGCTATAAAGTATTGTTTTTTGGGAGGGGCTGCTTCGGTAGCCCCTTTCTTTTTGTTTTAATGTGTTGTATTGTTTTTGTAATGGGCATCATATTAGCTTTGTAGACAGGTATCCGCCCTCCTGACGTTGCATAGACTACAAGGCAAATCCTTATGCAAAGGGTACTAAAATGGCATCGACTACATTTTCAGGTCCAGTGACTTCAACTGCTGGCTTTATTGGCGACATCGTCGTCCCAACTTACACCGTAGCAAACGCACCTTCCGCCGCTGACGCAGGCGCGGGCACTGTTGTATTTGTTTCAAACGGCGCAGCAGGCGCAGCAATATTGGCTTTCTCTGACGGAACAAACTGGAAGCGTTCTGACACAGGCGGCACAATAGCAGCAGCATAAGGGGTAGGTTATGAGTAGATTCAAACCTGCATCCGAAGAAGAACTAGCGGCTAGAGGAATCAAACCCGCTAAAGTTCGCGCACGAAATGAGAACGGTACGCTCAGAGCGGATGATCCTTCTACGCCTAATGTAAATGAGGCGTGGGAAGAACAACCTGTGAAGAAACGTGGACGTCCTCCGAAAAAAAAGGAATAAAGTATGGCTGGCTCAGACATAACTGCGTATACTCACGCGCAAGGTGCGGCGGCGGCTCTTATAGGTCCGTCCAGATCTCGACTTCAAGCCGTGAACATATACGCCACTACGGCGGGTTCTTTCACCCTTACCAATGGTAACGGCGGCGCAACTCTTTTAACTCAGAAGTTTCCTGTGGGCATGAACGAGATTTATATCCCAGAAAACGGAATGGTGTTTAGCTCTGGTGTCTACGTTTCTGCCCTTACAGGCGCAGGAACCGAACTGACATTTCTTTTAGCGTAAGGAATATCTATGCCTAAAATAGACAAGGCTAAGATGAAGTGTAACAAACCTAAACGTCAGATTTCTGGCGGGAAAAAGTCTGTGGTAAAGGCTTGCGATAAAGGTAAAGAGAAAATTATCAGGTTTGGGGACGCCAATATGAAGATTAAAAAATCTAACCCCAAACGTCGCAAGTCGTTCCGTGCAAGACATGGTTGTGACACAAAAAGATTAGACAAACTAACGGCCAGATACTGGTCATGTAAGATGTGGTGATGCGTATGGATCAAAAAGTTATTGGAAGTGTCGTGTTAGCGGCGATAATTGGATCTATTGGTTTCGTGTCAAAAGAGTGGACAAGTTGGACGTCTAGCACGTTGATTGACTTGAACACTAGAACTGCTGTGATGGAAGCAGAAATCCGTAACACTAATGCTATGGTGTCTTTGAACAATGATATGTTGAAGTACCTGGTAAGCAATTCACGAAAGGCCAATTTAAATGATAAGCCGTGGTCAGATGTCGTTTCAAATCTCACGATCTCCGGAGAGGAGGGCTAATGTCAAAAAAACCAAAGACAAAAAAAGACGCTTGTTATCGCAAAGTCAAAGCCCGATACAAGGTATGGCCAAGCGCCTACGCAAGCGGAGCACTCTCGAAGTGTCGCAAGGTAGGGGCGGCCAACTGGGGAAACTCTACTAAGAAAGCGGCAACAGGTGGACTGATGACTTCAGTGGATAATCCTAAACGCCCTGCTAGAAATAGATACCGTGGCGGAGGTATAGTCGCTTCTGGTTGTGGTTGTGTGGAAGAAACAAGACGCAAGAGCACGAGGACATACTGATGGCAAAAGAGAACTCTTTACGCAAATGGTTTTCTCAGAATGACGGGAAAGGTTGGGTTGACTGTAAGACAGGCAAACCTTGTGGTCGTCAGAAGGGTGAAAAGCGTAAGGGGTATCCTGCATGTAGGCCGACGATGGCTCAGTGTACATCTGCTGCTAAGAAGAAAAAGTCTTCTAAACGAATTAAATGGAAAGCTAGCCGCGGTGGCCTAGCAAGAGTATTTTAATAACCGAAAGGATTATGCTATGAAAGATTTAAGTGGCGACGGTAAAATCACTAAGAAAGACGTTCTTATTGGCCGTGGTGTAATAAAGAAGAAAAACGGCGGCATGGTCAAGAAGGGCTACATGAGCGGCGGTAAAGTTAAAAAAGGTTATATGGGCGGAGGCTGTGTAATGGCAGGCCGCGGCGGTAAGTACAAAGGAGCGATGTAATGCCTGATAGAAAACGAGAAGGTCAAAACTTCAAGTCTCGTACACTTTTAAAAAGAATACAAAAAGAATTAAAAGGTACAAAAGGCTATGATGGCGAGTCCAAATTTGAAAGCGACTTCACCACAATAAAAGGTAAGCGTGTTGAAAAATTAATGTCTCCAAGAAAAGTTGCTAGTGCCGTTGTTGCTGGATTTGATGCAGCTAAAAGAAAAGCTACAGGGCAAGAAAGCCGCAAGTCTTTATTATTAAAAGAAAAAAAGCTAAAGCATATGATTGATGACTTAAAAGCTATTGATAGCAAGGTCTATGTTACTGACGAAGGTGAAAAAGACAGTAGGGGTAGGGCTGTTAAAGAAGGGTCAAGACAGTTTGATACAAGAACAAATGCTTCTCCGCAAACAATTAAAAAATCTAGACGCAGTGAGCGCGAAAGATTTATGAATGGCGGCTGTGTAATGGCAGGGCGCGGCGTTAGAAAAACAAAGATGGGTTAATTAAATGGCAACATCAGGAACCAGAGACTTCAATCTCGATATCGCAGAGATAATCGAGGAAGCATACGAGAGGTGTGGACTGGAAGTTCGCACTGGCTACGATGCCAAAACAGCACGTCGTTCTCTGAACTTGATGTTTGCTGAATGGGCTAACCGTGGTTTAAACCTGTGGACAGTGAAATCTGGCACAATAACTCTAACTCAAGGGCAGGCAACAGAGACGTTAAATTCCGACGTTGTTGATCTGTTAGACGTAGTATTACGACGTAACGGCACAGACTACGAAGTCGAACGTATCAGTCGTGGAGATTACGTTACGCTGCCGAATAAGACGACCCAGGGTAGACCTAGTCAGTATTGGTTGAATAGACAAATTTCACCTGTAATTAATATATGGGCGGTACCAGAGAACTC